TATAATGGCTGAACTATTAGACCCATCAGAAATTATGTTTACACCTTTTGAACCTAAAACACAAAATAGGTTCATTATGTATATCGAAGGTATACCAGCCTTCACAATCAAAGCAATGAATAGACCTTCTATTCAGTTTGACGAAGTTATCTTGGAACACATTAATGTTAAAAGATATGTTAAAGGTAAAGGTGCTTGGCAACCATTAGAAATTACTTTGTATGACCCAGTAGTTCCATCAGCTGCACAATCAGTAATGGAGTGGATTAGAGAACATCACGAATCAGTAACAGGTCGTCAAGGTTATTCTGACTTCTACAAAAGAGACATTACATTTAATTTATTAGGACCAGTTGGAGACATAGTTGAAGAATGGACTTTAAAAGGAACTTACATTGAAGCAGCTAATTTTGGAACTATGGATTATGCAACATCAGACCCAGTTGAAATTGCATTAACTCTAAAATATGATTATGCAATTCTACAATTCTAAGGAGTAAAAAATGGGATTTAGTGAAATATTTAAAGATAAAAATGAATATAATGAAAAATCAATAATCGGTTTTATGTCTTTCGCAGTAATGACAATAACAAGTATTGTTGATATGGTTACTGGTGCATTCGGTAATGAACTAGTAATACAAGAATTTATTTATAATTCATTTGTTATTATCACATTAGGTTGTTTTGGTATCGCAGGTGCTGAAAAAATCTTCGGTGGTAAAAAATAATATAGTTATTTAAAAGGTTTTAAATAAAAGGAGTAATAATGACAGAAAGCAAATTTCCTACGGAGTTTATAGAACTGCCGTCAAAAGGACATCTCTACCCAGAAGACAATCCATTGTCAAGTGGTAAAGTAGAAATGAAATATATGACTGCTCGTGAAGAAGATATTCTAACATCAGTTAATTTAATTCAACAAGGAATAGTATTAGATAAATTACTAGAAACATTAATCATTGATAAATCTATTAATTTAGACGATATACTAATTGGTGATAAAAATGCACTTATTGTTGGAGCAAGAATACTAGCATATGGTAAAGATTATGAATTCAACTATGTGGATAGTTTTGGTGAAAAAGTTAAAGGTAAAATTGATTTAACTAAGTTAAAAGAAACAAAAATAGATTTGTCTAAATTTGAAAAAGGAAAAAATGTTTTTAGTTTTAATTTACCTAAAACAAAAAGAACATTAATGTTTCAATTAAGCACAAATAATTTAGAAAAACAAATTTCAACCGAAGTAGATGCTTTGAAAAAAGTCTATAAAGATGTAGAACCAGAAAATTCAACTCGTTTGAAATACCAAATTATTTCAGTTGACGGAAATCAAGATAGAAAATTTATCAATAACTTTGTTGACAACGAGTTCCTTTCAGTAGATTCATTAGCATTTAGAGAACACATAACATCCATCACACCAACCATTGACTTCACATCAGAAGTTAAAAATAGTCAAGGTGGAAAGGAGACAGCGACGGTGCCTATCACCGTTGGGTTTTTTTGGCCTGAGTCCCGATTATAAACGAGATATTCACGAACAAATTTTCCAAATAATCTTTTATTCAAAAGGTGGATTTACTTTTTCAGAAATCTACAATTTACCCGTTTATCTAAGACAATTTTACTTTAAACGATTAATAAAAGAATACCAAGACGAACAAAAGGCTGTAGAAAAAGCCAAGTCAAGTTACAGAAAGTAATAATTAAAATCTAAACACAAAAACCCAACTTCATTATATTTATTACTGAAAGAAAAATCTTATGGCAAAATACAAAAATCTAAACGAAAATATAATTGATAATTTTTTAGAAAAGGTTTTCAAAAAAGCTTTTGACCAGAATAAATCTGCGGCTATGAAAAAACTTAGAAAACAAGACCCTGAGTTAGCTAAAGATTTAGATACGGTTGACTCACTTCTTCAAAAAAATAGAAAAAGATTGAATAAAATGAGTAAATCAGAAAGAGAAAAAGAGCTGAAAAGAACATCTGATATCGTAAGAAACTTTTAATCTAAATTAAACACAAACAAATAGGAAATTTATGGCACCAAAAACCAAACCAGGTAGACCTAGTAAAGAGTCTATGGATATAGCTAAAGACTTAAAAAAAGCTTTAAAAGACCTTCAATCAACATCTGATGATGTTAATTCAAGTTTATCTTCAGCATTAGGTATTGAGGAAGATATTAATGGTGTTGTTAATGAGATTATAAATAGTAAAAAAACCGGTTTAAAAGTTGATGATAATATCGGAAAAGCTGCAGTTGAACGAGTAAAGATGACTGGTAAATTACTTAAACTTACAGACGACCAACTTCAAATTGTTTACAAATTAAAAACAGGTTTCACCAACCTTGTAAAAAATGCAAGAGCATTTATATCGGTGTTGTTAGCAAATCCATTTTTGGCAATAGGTGCAGCAATATTAGCCGCTGGTAAATTCCTTTTTGGTTTAGTAAAAGATGCACAAGAACTTAGGAGAGAGTTTGGTTTTAGTGTTGTTGAAGCAACAAAACTTACAGCAGCAATAAAAGCCGCTTCATTTGCATCAAAAGCATTTTTATTAGAATCTGAGGATGTTGAAGAAACATTTAAAGCATTAGCAAAGACTTTTGGTGAAGTAAATTTACAAACCGTAGGGTTCTCTTTAGAATTAACTAGAGCCGCAAGAAACATTGGTTTAGGAAATGAAGAAGCCGCTGAGTTATTGGCAACGGTTAGTGCAGCAACAGGACAATCAAAAGATTTAGCACTAAACACCATTGAAACAATAGCAAGTTTAGCAAGAGCAGAGGGTGTAGCACCTGGTGTATTATTTAAAGATTTAGCTTCTAGTGCTGAAGTATTCGCATCATTTATCGGAAAAGGAGAACAAAATTTAATTAAAGCAGCTGCCGCAGCAAGAAAAGTTGGTTTAGAAATTGGTAATGTTGTTCAACTCGGTGATAACTTATTAGATGTGACTGATAGAATTCAAAAAGAACAAACTTTATCAATTTTATTGGGTAGACAAGTAAGTTTAGCAAGGTTTGTTCAATTAAGTGCACAAAACAGAACAGAAGAAGCAAATAGAGAATTAGCAACTCAACTTCGTGGAATAGAAGGTTTAGGAGCTCAACAAACTAGATTCGCAGCTCAAGCCGTTGATTTAACTGTTGAAGAATTAATTAAAATAACAGCACTACTTTCACAAGGAAACAGAGATAGAAAGAGTTTAGCTTTCGACTAGGATAAATTATGGCATTAGTAGACTTAAAATCAAAATTAAATCAATTCAGAGGGAAATTTACACCCAATAGTCCTTATGCAAAAAACGATAGTGAAATTGAAACAAAATTAGAATCTACGGTTTCAGTAGAAGGAAAAACAAGTTTACTTCAAAAAAACAATGTCAATACAACAGCTAGCACCTTTTTAAAGGGATTAAAACAATTTGGAATCGGAAGTCTTCCATTAGAAAACACATATGAAGATTCTATTAAGCAAAATCAAATATTTTACGGAAATGAAAGTATAAACAATATAGTGGAAACTGCAAATATTTTTGAAAACATTAGAAAAGGTGTTAAAGACATTATAAAAGACCCGTTAAATATAGGAGCAGTTTCAAAAATATTAAATGTTAGTGAAGAAATTAAATTAAAAAAATACCAAGCCAAAGCATATAAAAAAGTAAAAGGACTTGGTGAACAAGGAAGTAAAGTTCTTAATGTTAATCAAAAAATATCACGAACATTTGAAGGGCCAATCAAAGGTGGTAAATCTACTAAGAATGTAGACACAGTAAACATAGCACCTTACGGAGAAGATGCAAGTGATAAAGATATTATACCATTTAAATTTTATGATGTTTACAATGACAAACACATTACATTTAGAGCAATTTTAACCGGTATTACAGACAATGTATCAACTGAATACAATCCAGAAAGATACGTTGGTCGTTCAGAAAATGTTTACACATATCAAGGAACTAATAGACAAGTAAGTTTTACCTTTGATGTTTATCCAAAATCAAGACAAGAAATGCCAGTTCTATGGGAAAAAATAAATTATTTATACGGAATGTGTTATCCTAATTATACAGAGGCTTATGGTGGACAAACAATGGTTTCACCAATCACAACTTTAACTATTGGTAATTTATACACGGATACACCTGGATATATTGCATCACTTAATTTGTCAGTTCCTGATAATTCAACTTGGGAAATAGAAGATAATTTACAATTACCACATTATTGTCAAATAGCCGTTGAATATGTTTACATTGGAAAATACTTACCAAATGCCAAAGGAAAACATTTTGAACTAAATTGGATAACAGATAAAAATAATACTCAAGGAACTTACACTAATAATAATGATGTTGATAGAACAGATGAATATTCTTGGGTTGATAAAAAAACATTTAGACAAGAATTAAAAGCTAGTCTTAGAGATGCTTGGAAAAACTCAGTATCTTTTGGGGACTCTGGAGCACAATAAGGATAATGATGAGTAGATACATTGACACAAGATTAAAAAGAAAACCAAGTGGTGAAAGAGCATATTCTTATACATTATACCCAAAAATTCCAGTTAAAAATTCAGACATATTTATTGAGCCGACTTATGGAACTAGGTTGGAAGTTTTAGCAAATGAATACTACAAAGACCCAACATTGTGGTGGATTATTGCACAAGCAAATGGAATAAAAGGTTTTACAGCACTATACACAGAAAATTTCAAAGGACAACTTCGTGTTCCAACAGAAATACAAGATATATTAGATGAGTTTTCACTAATGAACAGGTAATATAATGATAGGTTTTCCAATTGACCCAATAGTTCAAGAAACTTTAAATAAAAGAAAGAAAGCTTTAAAAAGAGATAAAAATCCTTATGCACCAAATGATGGCAAAAATCCAAGAAATGAAATTCAAAAATACCTTGTAAGAACGCCATACATTAGTATGTTTTCATCACCTAAATTATTATCACCAACCGGAAATACAAATAACCAATTTGACAAAGGAGACATAATACTTAGTAATCAAGAATATAATAAAGGTGAAACAGATACAAGTTTTAGTCCAATAAATTATAGTTTTGATTTATATAGTGATGTTACAACTCAAGGCGGTAAATACAAATTCAAAGACAACCCAAATCTTCAAGAACAATTTAGACCACAACCAGGCGTAATATCTTTAACATCAGAATATACATCTACTTCTAATGTTTATTTTAATCGTGATGTTTCGGTTACTTGGAGATGTCATCACATTGATGATTTAGAAAGATTATCTTATAGATTTTTAACTTTAAATAAATTGGTATATGTAGAGTGGGGTTGGGCTTATCCAGATGAACAAAGAACTTCTTTTATCACACCACAAAATTTACAAAAAATAAATGACCCAACAAAATTAAGAAAAGAAGTTCTTACCAAAGGTAAAGGTAATTTTGATGCGGTTCTTGGTTTTGTAAAAAATTTTGAATGGTCATCAACTGGAACTGGCTTTGAGTGCAAAACCGAGATTATGTCGCAAGGGGTAGATATTTTTAATACAAGAATCAATAATGATACTCAATTTGTATCAAAAGGAAACGAAATTCACAGACCTGGTCTCGACCAATACGCACCTGGTGTAGAAAATCCTGAAAAATTAATATCAAAATATTCAACTGGTGTTAGTGTAAATTCTAAAGAAGATGGTGGTAATGGTCAAACACTTCCGATTAATATGGATATGAGTGTTCCTGGTGTGAATACAAATCCTAGAGAAGTTGGTGAATTTGAAACAGCAGTTGCCGATAACACTAGAGTAGATACCACAGAACAAGAATTAGAAGTAGAATTAGAAGTCTTAACACAACAAGAACAATTATTCCCATACACTATTGACAATCTAGACATTATAATTAATGAAAAATTAAACAATGGAGTAAGAGGGCAAGTAAATATTTTAAACAAAACCATTAAAAGAAATTTTGATGAGTCTAATGCAATACTTTTAGAAAAATCAAAAGAAGCTCAAGATTTATATGATAAAATTAAAGATGAAGTAACGGAAGAATATGATGCACAGGATTGGAAAAATTGGGATAAGAATAGTTTAGTAAGAGATGCAGGTGGACAGAGAATAAAAAGAAGAAGTATAAACATAGAAACAAATAGAAGATTCCAAGAACAAAATGATGGAAAATCACTACAACAGAAGAAAGAACAAATAATAGAACGATATAAAGAATTTTTAGTTGAAAGAGATGTTAAAATAACATCAAACATAGTTTACAATAAAAATTTTGTTCAAAAAATTGATGAAGAAACATTACCAGCATATAGTAGGACGGTTGATGTTGATGGTGCAGATTTTACATTTTCTGGTAAAAAAGAAACAAAACCATCAGAATATAATTCAGAACAAACTTGGGTGCGTTGGGGTTGGTTTGAAGATAATATATTGAATAGATATTTTGGTAGAATCACTCAAGATGGAAAACCTATTGTAAAAATTAGAAGTGTTAGAAATGAAGAAAATAGACCAGTTCAAGAAAAAATAGTTAATCATAAAGGATTTTTAACACCAGATATAAATCGTTTTATTTTTCCAGGTAAATTCAAATTAGGTTTAAATTCAGAAGAAGAAAAAGAAAGACGAAATAATAGAATAAAAGCATATGAAGATTCTTATAATGAAAATGTTGAACTCGAATACGCAAAAGTTTTCTTCGACTCTGATTCTAAAACATTACAAAATGTTAGGGGAGCTGTGGAATTAAATCCGGACATCACATTAGAACAACTTCAAAGCATAATAGATACAGAAGATAAATTTATTCCAAATATTGAAGATTTAAAAAGAACATCTGAAAAACTTAAGTTTTTAAAATCTTTGGAAACAGTAATGACTAAAGATGTAAAAACTGAAGATGAATTAGATGAACTTCAATTTCAAACTTATAAACGTGCGGCGGAGAAATTTTCAGGTGAAGAATTAAAAACGTTTAGAAAATCTTCTTTCGAAAGCTTAGATAAACAAACAATACGCTCGTTCGATAGTAAAAACGAAAATGAAGGTATTTTGAGAAATGTATTTATAAATGTAAATCATTTACAAGAAAGATTTAAAGAAGGAACAACACTTGGAATTTGTGTAAATCGTTTATTAGAATCATTTAACACAACAACACCATTGTTTAATTTGATTCCAATTGTAAATGTAAAAGAAAACGAAGGACATATTTTATTTACAGAAAGAAGATTTACGGAAAATTTTAAACCTGAAAGTCAACTACAATATGAATTTCCAATCAAGACTACTGAAAGTTTTATAAAATCAACAAATTTACAATCAGACATCACAAATGAAGGAACTAAAATTTTATTATCACAACAATTTGCAAACGCTCCTGATGCTACAATTGATAGTAAAACAGGAGCTAGTATTTCTGCACAAATTGAGTTCGATAGGTTAAAAAGAGTTGGTAATAAATACACTTCATTTAATAAAGAAATTCAAAACGGAATTGAACCATATTTATATAAAGATTTTTCAACCATTTTTAGTGCTCAAGAGTATGGACAAAAAGATGGTGATTATACAGAACCATTGGCTATTGGTAAAGGAGACTCTTTATCTTTATCATCAGTTTCAGATGCCAATAGAGAAAAAATAAAATTAAGAAATGAACAAATTAATAGTAAAGTCAATGAAAAATCAACAGAAACTTCTAATAATGTTAAATATGCAATAGACTTTCCTGGTAATTATAGTGAAAACGGATTTTTAAAATCAAGAAAAGAACTTCAAAATACTGAAAATTTACAAGGAACAAGGTTTAAACAAGCACCTTATGATGAATTTGGACTATTGTTTTTAACCAATACAATGAGTATGGACGGAATAGCCGGTATATCACCTGGTAACATCTACACAAGTAATTATTTACCTGATAAATTTAAAGATAATTGTTATTTTTTTATTCAAAACGCATCACAAACCGTAGACTCATCAACTTGGACTACTGAAATAACCGGTAGAGTATTGTTTAAATACAAAACAACAAGTGGTATTGTTGGAGCGGACAATGTGTTAGAAGCTAGAAAACAATTTGAAAAAAATAATAGTAGTAGACTTAATGATACTGATAATTTATCTGATAATCCAGAACTATCAAATTTAGGATTTAGAAATGAGTAAACAACTTATAGATATAATAACAAAAACTTCTTTTGAAGTAATAAGAAGTGCGGGTGTTACTAAAAAGGATGAGTTTGTAGATATTAAAGAACGAAAAATACCAGAGGGTATTCCATATCATATTCATAGAACTCGCGACAAAAGAGAATTTTATATGACTAGTGAAGCACACGAGTCCACATCAATTTTAATTTTTAGAAACAAAGGAGAGGTTTCAGACTTTTATAAATATACCGCTTTAGCGGGTAAAAAATCACAAATTTATTTAGAGGAAACAAGAACATCACCTTCTGAACACGATTATGAACAAGGATTTTTTACTATTTATTTTGCAAAACAAGCTAACGATAAAAGCTCAAAAGTATTTCAAATTAGTCAAAATGACTACAAACAAGAAACACCTTTTTACCAAAAATTAAAATTAACACTTAAAATTAGTGGTAATGAAGATGATGTTTACGCACAAAATAATAGTTTAATAGAATCTCAAGATATATTCTATCCAGGATTATCTTTAGTAGTATCACCACTATCTTATTACAAGACATCAAATTTTTCTACAAGTTCACCAGTAGCAACTACCGGTGGTTCTGATGGTGGTTCAAGTGGTGGTTCATCAGGTGGTTCTAGTGGTGGTTCGAGTGGTGGTTCTTCCGGTGGTGGAGGTGGAGGTGGTTATTAAAAAAACTTTGTAATTTGAGTTTTTTACATTATATTTATAAGTAAATAAAGGTTATATGATAGTTCAGAATAAAAAGCAACTACAAAAAATTATTGAATCTAATATCAATAGTGAAATGGTATTGATACCAACATTATGTGATAAGAATCTGCATCCAATACAAAACGAATTATCATTGTTGTATGTAAAATGGTTATCGACAAATCAAGAAAACATTATCGTGTTGAACCACTCAGAACAACGACAAGATAACGATTTAAATTTAAAATTTGTTGAAAAAGCTCTTGACATTAATAAAGAAAATAAGTATATTTATGATAGGAAATCTTTCAATCATATCCTATCGTTAAACTCACTAAATGATACTAATTTGACATTTTATTTGGAAGCTGGTAATCCACTTTACATTGATAATTTAACGACAAATTCACACGATTTTTTCAATATAAATTTCCATAACTTAAAAAATATCAACAGATATATCCCAATTATGAAACACTTGGAATACAATAGAAAGTTGGTAAACAAGATGAGAGATTTATATTATTATGATAAAAACAATCAACAATATAATCAAAACGTTATCAATAATTTAACCAAAATTGAACACAACGGATTGTTCACAATTGATGAAGAATATCAATATTCTCAATATAATATCTATACTTCAACCGGTAGACCAAGTAATCGTTTTGGTGGTGTTAATTTTGCAGCACTAAATAAATCTGACGGAACAAGACAAAAATATGTTAGTCGTTATGGTGATGAGGGTTGTATGATTGAAATGGATTATGATGCTTATCATTTAAGATTGATTGCAAAAATAGTCGGTTATGATTTCCCAAATGGTTCAGTTCACGAATATCTAGCAAAACAATACGGAGTAGATTATTTAAAATCAAAATCATTATCTTTTAAATATTTGTATGGTGAAATACCTTACAAAATAGCAAAAGAAATACCATTTTTCTCAAAAGTTCAAAAGTATATTGATAAAAAATGGCAAGAGTATAAAAGAAATAATTTTGTGGTTTCTGATATTTATAATAGAAAGATTGGTAGTAATATCAGGTTTACTAATAAAAGTAAATTATTCAATTATTGTATTCAATTATTAGAAACTGAAAACAATATGAAAATGTTAGATGATTTGATTCCAATGTTAGAAGGTAAGAAAACAAAAATTGTTTTGTATAGTTATGATTCATTTTTGTTTGATTTTCACAAAGAAGACGGAATAGATTTTATAAAAGAAATCAAACAAACTATTGAACAAAACAACACCTATCCGGTAAAAGTTGCCTGGGGTAAAGATTATCACAAAATACAAAACATAACAGAGAAGTTTAATGATTAGATTAATGGAAATGGTTAAGTATCGTCATATTCGTCCTTATACAAAGGTTGAAATGAATCACATTACTGATGAATATTTAAACAACAATAAATACAAAGAAGTGATGCCTGAATTCGCAAAAGACAAAGATGATGTTTTGACAAAATTACAAAAGATTGACCAATTAGAATATCTTTCAGAAAAAGAATTATCAAGATTAAACAATTCAAAAATACCTTCAATGATGTCAAGCGGTAAAGATGTTTCTAATTTAATCGGTAGAGAATTATTTAATTACAAAGAAATTTATGACGGAATAAAATCAATTCCACCAAAAAAGTTTACACCACCGGTTGTGGTGAAAGATAAAACAGGTAAATTATTTATGCTAGACGGAGATGATAAATTAACTATCTTTGTTGCACTAGGAAGTAATCTACCGGTAAAAAAAGTAAATTATAGTAGAGAATTTAATCAAGAGTATGTGGAATATTATAATAAAGCTCATATGAACGATTTAAGTTCACAAGCCGGTTCAATCGGAGTAGGTTATTAATGAACAATTTAATTAAAAAAATATTAGTAGAATGGTCTTTTCGTTTAGATGACGGAATGATTAATCTACATAATCCAAAACATATGATTGTGTTGAGTGAAGTTTTAAAAGATATGAAACTACCAACAAAAGTTATCTTGGAAGTTATGACTAATATGACCGAATCAGAAGCTTCTGAAAAAGGATTAAAACATTTAGGTGGTGGTTATTATAGTAAAACTGGTAAAAAACCAGCAACACACCAAACAAAAGACGGAAAATTAATAAAAGTTGGTGATAAACAAACAAAAACAGATTCAAATGTTTTTAGTAAACCAGCAGAAACAGAATCAGACAATTTAAGAAACAACGACCACCAAGTAACTGATAACGCACTAACAAGAAAAACAACAGACCCAACAGAAAAGGGTGTTGGTGCAGGAACAAATGAATCAAGAGCAGGAGAAGCAGCTACTCACAAAGCACTAAGAATGTTAAAAGAGGGTAAATCATATGAAGAAATTGAAGAATATTTAATGTCTATTGTAAATCAAAAGGACACTTATTTGGATAAGAGTTGGGTGAAAGCTTCATTGTCAGCTACAAAATCAATAGAGCAAACTTTTGGATTAGATAATATTGACGAGATAGTATGGGACACACCAAATGGTAAAAAGTTAATTAATGCTGAAGGACACGGAACTTCTTCTGATATGTTTATAAAATTAAAAGACGGAAAAAGAGTCGGTATATCATTAAAAAAAGATGGTAAAGTTTTTATTAGAAATGGTGGTTATAAAGAAACAATGGACAATTTATATGACGATTTAAAAAATTATGGGGTATCTAAAAAAGAAATCAATGAATTTAAAGATAAAACAAGTATAGAAAACTATACAAAAGATTTAAATAAATCAATTGTTGAAGCCGTTGATAAAATGAAAGATGATGATGATGTTAAAAATATTATTGACAAAATCAAAAACGACCCAGAGTATAGAAAATCATTAGGTATCTCTGATAAATATTTAAGTCGTTTAGATGATGACTTTTTTGAAAGAGTTGCTGGTAGAAGTGGTAAAAGAACAGGTAATGATGTAAAAGTTTTAGCAAGAATAGCAAATTCACCTGAGTATAAAGAAACCAATCCAGAAGTTTATCAAAATATGAGAGACACAGACACTAGACATACACAAAGACTCTTGGGAGCGATTGGTGATAGTTCAGAAATTGAAAATGCTGTGAAAGAAGATGTTATAAAAGGAATTCATATTGACCAAATATTAGGTATGGATAAAGATATGAATTTAGATAGTTTTATTACAATTTACGGAACACAACCAGAACCAAGTCAATTAAACGAGGAGTCGATTGTAAAAATGTTTGGTGGTGAAGTTGAACAATTATTATCAGAATACAAAAAAACCCCAACAGATGAATTAAGAAAACAAGTGAAAGACACGATAAAATCACAAATTCAAATAGATTATAAAGATGGAGCTAAAGATGGTGTAATTAAAATTAAACACGAGGGGCCACCACCACAAGAATATCCACTATTTACAATTAAGTCAAGGACAAGAGGTATTGGTGTATCACCAACTTTAGAAATGGCACAAACTACTTTTATGGCTAATGCACTAAAATTTGGATTAGATGTAAGTAAATGGCCAAAAGCACAAAAAAATGCATTCGAAAGGTCAATGGAAGAATGAAAACTCAATTATTATGCACCTTCACAACACATAGTAAGTTAAATCTTGTTGTTGATTCCATTATAGATTCTTATACTATTTTATTTGATAAAATTTATGTATTTCAAAACGAAGATGATGCAGGACAATTAATTTGCACTTACAATATAGAAATGGTTGAAGATTATTATGACGGAGATGAAGCCATATCCGGAACTATCTCTTTACATAGAAAAAAACAATCCAACACATTATACACGATTAATGCATTAAACGAAACAATTAGAAGTTTAAACAATGGAGTATTGGATAAATCATTTCCAATCCCTTGGGAAAACTATCAAAACAATTTACTATTGACAAATGAAGAAGGTTTGAATATTATCCCTACAAAAATATTCAAAATAATAAATGTTAAAGATTGGTAAAAAAGCTTGGTATTTTCCAAA